ATGGTAAGATGGAACGCCTTGTTATATCAAATCCCAAAAATCCTGTTCATACGTGTCATCGTATAGGACAAGGTATAATGAACTCTTTTTCGAAAAACGCCACAAGAGAATTGATATACAATACAGAAGTAGTTCCCAAATGGAAATATGATCCAAAGAGTTCTTCTATACAACCGTCACCCTACTCTAAAAATCCTTTAAAAGATATGAATGCGATTGAAGAATATCTGAACTCGATAGCATATGTGAGTTCTGTATCTCGGAGATTTTTGCTCACTCCGGGAATGTGTGTCACAATAGACAACTTTAGAATCACGCACGGAAGAGAGCCTTTCAGTGATCCTACTCGATCTTTGTGGCAAGTATGGTTGTGGAGTAACGAATCTATTAGTACTCCAAGTAATGCGGGGGAGGGTAGAGCTTGGGCTTAAAATAAGTTACAATTTTTTTAAACACATGTGTGGTATTTGATATATTAAAACTTTTTGTAAACTAAAAAATAATAACAAATGTGTATACAGTTTACATAAAATGTATTATATTTATTTTTTTTGTTTTTTTATAAATCTGAATGTAAGTCGAAATCTCGGTGTTGGTTCTTGATGTGTTTGTGGTGTTGTTTCAACATTTTCAATAATGTCGTATGTATCGTCTACTAGTTCAGGTTCTTCTTCTTCTTCTTCTTCTATTTCTGGTTCAGGTTGATAGTCGAATGCTGAAGGCGGAGGTTCAAAAATCTCGGATTCTTCAATCGTTACGGGTGAATACGAATATGTTTGAGAATAACATACACCCATTTCTTTCATGTACAAATTTATTTTGAGTATGTGTTATTTTTACATAAAATGTTTAACAAACTTGATCGAAAAATTTCATACATTCTTTCATACGGTATCGTCCTGAAGGTCCATTGAAATGCAGTATAAAAGGGCGTTTTCTTGTTTTTAACAAATAAGGTGGTAAATTATGTTCATCCAAGTATGAATGCTTGCATGCTTCTTCCGAGTAAAAATTTTTGTTATAATTGTAGTGAGATAAGAACAATTCACTTTCTGAGTCTACTACAATATTTGGGTTTTCAACTTGACACAAGCCAAGAATAGCTTGGTCTTCAAACTGCCCTTTTTTCATATGGTGTTCGTAACATTGACCTAGTTTTTTTAACGCAATTCCACTTCCCATAAAAGTTCCGGAATTAAGATACTTCCACAGACCGTTATTCGATTCAAAATGTGCGCACATATTGTTTGCTTCTATTGTTTTTTTGTTTTGCAAAACAATCGTTTTATTTTTCATATATTGCATAGATACTCCACGAGTTTTAGAGTCTGTTTTTTTAGGCCAAGGCCAGCAGTTTTGCTCACCCATGACGACAATTCCTTCTGATTTAGGAATACCTCTTGTGTTCAAAAACAATTTGAATTCATTCTTCAGTTTATGCAAGGATTGTTGAACAATTACATCAAAACCATCCACATATACATAAAAATCGTATTTGTTGATAGAGTGTGTGAAATTTAAAAAAGCATGTGCTTTCTTACCTTTTGTTTCAATCACCTTGTAAAAATTGCTATTGGACTCTGAAAATAACAAAGAACTTCCTCCGAAATTGTGAACACATTTCTGTAACAGTTTCAGTTCATCCGTACTTTTTGTGGCGAATGTAAAGACATGAATATTTTCTTCTTTGAAAAATTCAGTACAAGTGTATATAAAGTATATTGCATAAATTATAAGTGGGGAAATCAAAATATTAATTCTCATTTTATAAAAATAAATTTATTGTTTTAATAGTTTAAAAGTATAAATAATACAACGCATTATTTGGAAGTGATTTGTGTTTGATCCAAAATGTGCTCACGAAAACGCAAATGCCATACAACGGAGAACTAAATCGTGCAAAGAGTAACAAAAACCAACGACGGTGACCCTTTGCTACGCGCAAACTCTTGCTATTCAAAAGTTTGAAAGATCATGGCCGCTCTGTACGACAGTTCTTTTTGTCTCGCATACCAAGACTTTTTTTCGATTTGTGAACCCTCGTCGTATGTTGCCGTTTCTTATTCACATCCCGTTATTGATTATTGCATAGAAAATGAAGTGTTAATGGCATGTGATGCAAATCACGAAGTTGGTGCTTTCGACAATCCTTTTTACGCGTCATTACATAACTGGTTTGTGCCTACCGACATTTGGAACAAATTTCAACAACTGGTGGCAATACCCGCGGATAAGCCAAAAAAAAACGAACTAATAGACAGAAGAAGAAACAATATCACATATGAAAAAAGAAGATATATTAGAAAACATGCAAAACGTGTTAAAAAAGCTTTAGAAGAAAGTAATGAGAAATTGAATGTAGTAAAATATGAAAAAAATATATAAAAGTTATTCAAATAAGATTGTAACATGACATGCTACAAAAATGCCAGTGTAATATATTTGTATAGGATATTTTTAACGCATGACACGTATGGCATTTTACCAACAAGTGTCTTATAATTTCCGAGGAAATATCGTAGTTAAATAAATTCCTTATTACAACCCATACATATTTTGTTTGATCATAATACTGTGGCATTTTTTATTTTGAGTTCAAAAATTATACTTTTTATATAATGTACAAAAAATGGAAGATACAGAATACTTTTCTTGTTCCGGTGGCGGAACAAAAGGACTAATGTTTGCTGGACTTTTAGATGCATTTGAAGACTATTTTTGTAGACTTGGAATTCCTTATGAAGACTGGAGAAGAAGATTAAAAGGTCTTTCTGGAACTTCGGCAGGTACAATTTGTTGTTTGACAATTATACTTGGACTTGATAAAATAAAAAGAAAAAAAATAATATTTGACATATTTAGCGATTTGCGAAACATTATTCCGTGTCCAGACATTGCGCTGTTAGTTTCTTCGTATGGATTAGAAAGTGGAAATTCTTTCAAAAATTATATAAAGCAAATACTTACAGATTCGGGTCTTAATGAAGACACAACATTGGGAGATATAAAAAGATTGTTTGGAAAAGAGTTTGTTTGTGTTGCTTCTGATCTTACAACTCAAAAACCAATTTATTTTTCAGGATCGGATACACCGGAAATAAAAATATACGATGCAATATACATGTCTTGTTCTATTCCATTTATGTTTGCACCTGTAAAATATAAAGATAAACATATTGTAGATGGATCTTTGACAGAAGATGTTCCATTTTTCTTCAAAAATAAAAAAACGATGTATGTTACGATTCCGAAATTAGGCTACGGTAACGAGATTTCGTCTTGGCCAGACTACATACAATGTTTGCTAAGTTTTCCTATAGCGTTTCAGGAAAACGACTCAAAGTTAAAAAATGAATGTCATATCAGTATCGAAGGAAAAAAATACAAGAAAAAGTTTCCAGATTTTGATTTACATTTGAATGATATGATGACGACTGAACTCATATCTTATGGATATATGATTGTCATGGACACAATTTTTGACAATAACATTTCAAAATACATGGGAACTCTCGTAATAATATTTATCAAAATTTTGGAAACGGAATTCATGGATTATGAGCATTTGTAAGTTTTTTTAAAAAAATCCGTGTCTGGACTTGAACCAGAGATCGCAAGCTCATTTATTAACCGTTCAGCACACTCTTTAAATAATCCATTTATATCATAATTTATTTTTTGATTATTTTTTAAACAAGATCAAATTTTAAATACTTTTTCTTTTAGAAAGTATGTCGTACTGTGATAAAAAAAAAGTAGAAAAATATTTGATCCGAAAGGATGCAAGAAATGGCGTAAATAGAAAAAATAGAGAAAAAACATTTAAAAATATATGTTTTAAAAAATGTTTTTTTTTAAAAAATATACGTCGTTTAATTATACCTAAACTTTTACAATTTTTAGCATTGACAGGACAAAGTGTTGAAATAGGTGTATGGCTTGGTGACTACAGTAAAACTATTATAAACAATTGGAAATTGGGCGACTTACACACAATGATTGATCCGTATATTAATTATCCTTGTCCTAAAAATGGATATAGTGATAAACAATGTACGGTACCGCAACTCAAGTTTGATCATATATTCAAAGATGTAGAAGAAGAAATGAGAAAATCATTCGGTAATAGAACAAAAATGATGAGAAATTTTTCTGTAACTTCCGCTTCTAAGTTTGAAGACTCATCACTTTCATTTATATATATTGACGCAAGACATGATTATGATGCAGTTAGGGAAGACCTGCACACATGGTGGCCTAAACTTAAAGTTGGAGGTATTTTTTCTGGTCACGATTTTACATATTTGCCTCTAGCACATGCAGTCGTACAATTTATGGAAAACAAAACCGGAACAATTTATGTAACTTCGGAACATCCGGCTTCATGGTTTGTTTTGAAATGTGTACTATAGTTTCACAATTGGATTTGAACCAATGACTAGACACGCTCTAGCAACTGAGCTACACGGATTTTTTGACATACCAACTTCAGTCAAACGTATTAACACTCAATATATTTAAGAATTATGCAAATGGGTGTGACATGTGACGTTTATTTGTAATGTTATAATTAAGACGGTCCACATACAATATCATTATTCCAAACAGTATTCCAATCATAATCATATAAGTAGAACATCTTTTTGCTTGTTCTCTTCGTAGTTCGTGTATTTCCAACAAAAGTGCATTCATACTTTTCAACAATTCTTCATTTGGAGTATTTTTAGAAACTGTATCGTCATTTTCATTTGATACTTTTGCCGAAACTTTCGGTAAAAAATTTTCATATTCTTCCCAAACATCTGAAAGAGACGACATTAATATTTATTCTACAACTTAAAAAAAATAAAGAATTTTTTTTTAGAATATATTATAAATGTCGGTTGCAATTGATTTTGAAAGAACGCTCTTGCAATTATTGAAAGATGATAAAAATAACAAAGAAAACAAAGAAAACAAAGAAAAAAAAATTATAGTTGAGAATACTACTAATAAAAATGATGAGAGTTCCCAAAAATGTGACTATGAAGAGTATAAATACAGGAATGATTTTTACGAACAAGGTTTTACGATTGCACCTGCTGTATCATTATTTGCAGGAATATGTATTGGAGTTGGGTTGGCATCACACTCTTTAATTACGCAATGGAGGTAGTAATAAATTTAATTAATTTTTCACAGTCCAAGTTCATTGGTTTACCGTATTTGTCAGATCCTACAAGAATAATTGTTCCCTTTACATATTCTTCGAAATACGCTCCGTTAGTACAAAAAGGATTTAATTCTTGTTGTGAAGGTTCTAAAGAACCTATTGCAAATGCTTCAAACTCAGGTATTGCACCTACAAATGTTATTTTTCCTAAAATATCTTCAAGTTTTTCATGATCTAAATCTTTTATTTCATATGTGTTGTTACTATTCAACAGTAAGCATTTGTGCATTTTTTACTTCACCAAAAAAAAAAATAATTTTTTATAAACAAACATAAATGATTGATTCTATTTGTTCAATCGTGAACGGTGCATTGCAAAGTGAATTATTACGTTCTGAATCTCTTAGAGCACTTGAAAGTGCAAAATCATTTACTACTTGTAATGCAAGAGAATGTTTTGAAGAATTACAAATGCCTTACTCTGTCAACAAAGAAGTCCCTTTTGAATTTTTTGTATTTCCTATAATCGTAGCCGGACTACTATTGACTCGTCCTAAAAAAAGTTTAACCAAGTAAATTAATATTTTTTATAATAGCTAACAAAAAAGCCACAACTGTAACTAAAGGGGCATTGTTTATAAAATACAGAAAATACCAGCCTTTTAGAGAGTCTTGAAGTCGTAAAACTCTTTGAACAAAAAATATAAAAAATTTTGTTCCAATTTTTTCAAAACTACTTTTTTTTTCATTTATTCCCCATTCTTTCATATTTTCGGTATCTTCAAAATATTGAACAATAATAGGTTTGTAATACGTATATTTTAAATTATTTTTTGACAAAAAGCTAGCATCTATATGATTTAAATTGGTTATATCGGAATCCAATAAGTTTTCCCTTATACTTTTAGTGTATACGATTGCTTGTGCAAAACCCATAAAACCTAAAAATCTTTGATGAAAAATTTCATTTGTCGGCACTGTGAAACCTAAAGATCCTAATGAGTATACATTAAATTCGTTTCGGCCTATAAAAGAATCTATATTTTTTAAAGATTTTTCTATATCTGAATAATTTTTATTAATGAAAACCGCATCATCTTCTAGTACAAGTATATTATTGTATATTTCTGCATTGTAAAATATATTTCGACAAGCATGTAATATATCCTTACATGTAGTGTCAACATTTATTTTTTTGTACTTTTTAAAACCTTTATTCACTTGAATAAAAGTTTTTTTTGAAAGAGTAAACATGTATGGATCCATCTTTGCGATTCTGTCGCTATTTTCTAGCGTTAAAATATAGGTGGCATCTATATTTTCGAAAACTGGATTCTTACATTCTTTAGTTTCATAAAATGTGTATGCATCAGATTCTTCCATTATGTTATTTTTATTAACAATATAAATTATATATGAAATAAAACGAAATATGAGATTCAACTATGACAAAACTTTCAAAATTATGGAACTTAGAAAACTGAGAAGGACGATAGAAGGAACCATAGATAGTAATGATACAAAACCTTTTGTTTTATTTATAAGTTTTTCAATATTTTTATATGGACTTTCTAATATTATTTGGAAAGAAAATGCTCCGATACCTTCAAACTTTGATCATAAAACAAACATCGCAGTTTTTGTATTGGGAACTATTTCATTAATACTTTCATACGTTCAATATACTGTAAAACGAATAATACCTGTACTCGTTTCAGGATTTATTATTTCTATAACAGTTACAGTCTTTTCCTCAATAAATGAAAACGTTGACAAATATTTTGCAAACTTTTTTATAACGATTGGTATTTCAGTTATTTTGATATTACAATATGTTTTGAAAGTTGCAAGAAAAACATTGTACAAAATTTTTGGAAAAATGGTGTACAAAATAAATAATATTGATTTATGGTTTGGTATACATTATGATGAAGACGTTTACATTTTCAATAGTTTTTTGAACAGGTACCGTTCAAAATATAAAAGATATTTTATGTATGATGGAGAACTGAACGACGATGGTAGACCTGACGGCTATGGAACATGGAGAAGTGTTGGATATAATTCAGAAGAGTTGGTAGGGTTTTGGAAAGATGGAATACCCGTCGGTCCTTTTGTTTCAACAGTTTATCCATGTGGATATATAACAAAATCTGTACAAATATTTTATATAAAAAATAGAGAAGAACCGATAAATGAATATTGGTACAGTACAAGATATGATCCATGTGGGATACAATGGGGGACATGCAATGTTGAATGCTCGACTGCCGGAAAATTTTACAGACATTTACCGTGTGTGACTGTCGAAAATACAGGTTACGAAAAAGATGCAGATTGGTGTATACAAAACGTAAAGACTTTAAAAAATAACAACAATGTATTATTTATAACAAAAGATTCTGAAAATATAATTGTAAACGGTGTGAACACAAAAAAATCTGAAATTAAAATATCTATAGATGATAGTATACTTGATACTATTGACAATAAAAAAGAGGTTGCCATATTTCTGCATGGATTTAATACTCATTTGGAATATATGATAGAAAGAGTTGCACAATTATGGACGCTTGGAGATCTTTCTGAACACGTTATTCCGTTTGTTCATAGCTGGCCAACTTCAAAATCATGTTGTTACTTTAGAGCTTTGAGAAGAGTATGGGACCATGATACTGTTTATGATATAGTCGAGTTGATAAAATCTTTGAAAAAAGCAGGAGTAAAAAATGTAAATTTTATTTGTCATTCGATGGGTGTTGCGATGCTAATACAACTTTCTGACTTTTTCCCAGAACTTTTTGATGAATCTGAATTAAACATTTCTTCAATAATTATAATAAATCCCGATGTAAAAATAGAAACATTTGAACATAAATATCTTAGTAATATTTCAAGATTTTGCGATTTTACAACAATTTATGCAGATGAATCCGACAATGCTCTTTGGTATTCTGAATTCTTCAACAAATACAAAGTTGTAGGTAAACATCCATTGGATCCTAAATTAAACTCTTTACCTCTAGAAATTGTCGATGTATCTTGGATGGACACAAATATGCATGACATGAGACACAACTTTTTTGATATAAATAAGTTGATGGTAGAAGATTTGAGTGATATACTAACAAAAAAACAAAGAGCGTGTTCACGTTCCAGGCTTGTGAAACGGGAACAAAATGTATGGTCGTTTGCCACTGCACCAAGGTATGTTGTAAATAAATAATTTTTAATTGTTTTAAAATACTAAAAATTCTATTCGTTTAAAAAAAATGATTTTTTTTACTAACAAGAATAAGAAAACAAATAGGGGGTGGTGGATCAGAAAAAAAACTGTTGTAGAAGGTATTTGATACTTCCTATCACATGTCGTACAAGGAACAGCTGGGTTAGCTCAGTTGGTTAGAGCGTCGGTCTTATGAGCCGAAAGTCACGGGTTCGAGCCCCGTACTCAGCATTCAGCCAGGTTGCCCGAGTCGGTCCAAGGGGTCAGACTTAAGATCTGATGTGGTAACACGCGTGGGTTCGAACCCCACACCTGGCATTTATATTTTTTTTGTAATATATATATATTTTTAATATGTTATAAAAAATGTCTACATGGGAAACTGAATTGTTCGACTGTTTCAGCGTAAAAGATTGTGGCCCATTATGTTGTTTCAACCACTGTTGTTGTGGTCTTTGTATATGGACAGACTCTTTAGTGAAAGCAGAAGTCCCAGACGCGAAAAAATATGGAGTTAACATGCTTTTGGGAAGCTTGCTAAGTTCTGCTGGATCTGCATCGGATAGCTCTATTTTACAGGGTATTGGAAATGCACAATCGACGACGACTGCTGTAAGTGGCAGAAATGCTTTGGCTAAAAAGTATGGTATTGAAGAATCTACATTCAACTCGATATTTGCAAGATGTTGTTGTCCTCTATGCGGACAAATTCAAGAAGTAAATACTGTCATGGTTCGTGAAGGATACAACTATGGGTGTATAAGTCTAGTTCCTGATCCCAAATTCGTTAAAAAAACAAAATCCAGTAAAAAGAGTGCAACAAACGGGCGTAACCCAATAGTCTCTAAAACTATTTCAAGAATGTAAAGTTTTAGAGTCACAAAGTCTTAAAGACTTATTGTGCCTTAAAAATTGGTATATAATTTGAGGAAAAAGTCAAAGAATATGGAAAACAACACAACATAGATTCGTTAAGATCTCCCTTGAAAACGACTCCTCGCCGATTTTTTTGATCAAAGTTTTATCATTTTAATAAATAATATTAAAATATGTATATTTTAAGGTTACCACAAAGGGTAACTGAAACCGTCGAAAACGCGAATAGAAGCATTAGTGAACTTCGTTTTAGTGTGACTTCGTTGTTATTACCCGTAAAACTGTTGTTGTGGTTTTGTATAGTGATTGTCTTCTTAGACTTATTTTTCAACAAGTCGGTTAATCAATCGTTTGCTTATAGAACGATATGTGGAATAATGGATCAGTTATGGTATGTGATATTTTACTTTTCTATTCCTTGTTTATGGCAAAATGTCAAAAAAAAAGCAAATGTTTTTATAAATTATAATGACTGGGTACTTGTAAATGAGATGGAGGAACTGGATGGTGACTGGGTGATTGTAACCAATGGATGAAATATTAAAATTATAACCTTGACAACAAAATCAGAATAACTGTTTTTTATTTAATACTTACACGAAAATGTTTTTAATAGATTATAATGATAGTTTTTCAAGTTTCCACTTTTCAGAATCATTGCACAAAAGTGGATTCGCATTTTTGAAAAACCACCCTGTAAAATTGGAACTAATAAATAGGGTATATGATAAATGGTCTTATTTTTTTGATTCCGGAATAGACGAAAAAAACAAATACATATTTGATGAAACAAATCATGATGGATTCGTATCACAAGATCGTTCTGAAACTGCAAAAGGATTCAGTGAAAAGGATGAAAAAGAATTTTACCATGTTTATAATTGGGGAAGATGTCCAGAACATCTCCAAGATGAAACAATCAACTTATTCGAAGAAATGCACAATTTGGCAACGATACTTGTAAAATGGTTGGATATTCCTAACAAAGATAATGTTATAGAGCTAAATAATAGCTTGTTGAGACCAATATACTATCCACCTACAAAATCTTTTGTTCGTGCACAAGAACATGGTGACATAAACATTTTAACACTTTTACCTGCTACGAAAGAGGGTGGATTGCAAATAAAAATAAACAATACATGGATTGATGCACCTGTAGACCCATCTGTTATGATCATAAATTCTGGTGACATGTTGAACTTACTCACAAACGGTCATTACCCATCCGGGATTCACAGGGTACTTGGATCAAATGAAAAAAGAATATCATTACCATTTTTTTCACATCCTTACGACGAATTAAAGTTGTCTGAAATCCATACCGCACTTTCTTTTAAAAATGAACGATTTAAAGATATAGGATTTAAAAGAAATAAAGATGAAACGTGATTATAAAACATATTTTTAATGTTTCAAAATTCTTTTTCATGTATCATAAAATGATAAGTGTTTATATTTCACTTTCACTTGCACATGTTCCAAGTTATGGGTGTGTACAAAATTGTTGTCAATTGAGACATGACTACAAGGTAAGTCAAGCATTTTATTTGAAAGACTCAGGAGGAGTTGAAATACATTTGAATACACTCGATTTTACAAAACAAGATCACATAGATATTGATGCGGTATTCCGTGATGAAGTAGATACCTCAACATTTGATTTGTACATTGGTTGTGGTGGCTGTGCACCAGACGACCCATTTGTAGAACAACCATACAGTTTGGGTAATTATTTGACACCGGAAATAGAACCGTTTACACAAACCGTTTATAGAAGTATTATACCAAAACTTGACCGAAAAATAAACTTTACTACTTTGGAAGCGTGTAGAAGTCTGGATCCTCATTTCACAATTCGTCTTCACAAGTATGAGAATGCAAGCACAATTTTTTGGAGTCCGGTGATTGGTATGGGAGAACAATTTACATTTTTAGAACTCTTGTCATTTCCAATATACATTCGGAGAAATCACGGAAGCTATTGGAACGAAGCAGACTATTATTACATATGGCTTCTAGTTGTTTCGCCTGTTTTGTTTTATGTGATTGGAGTATCGAATATACTAAAATGTAATAAAAAGTTTATTATAACTATACTCAATCGAATTAAAAACTATAAAAACGTGTTTTTTATAGATACATACAATAGTTCAAGTGGTTTGGTTTATATTGACGCATTGTTTTATGATGTTTCAAGAATAGGATTTTTGTCTTCTTTGATAGACAAGTTTTTTAGCATCGTTTATGTGCAGTCGAAAATAGATTATACCCACAGTTTTTGGCCGTCTTTTTTACTTGTAGTAGTTCTTCCTGAAACACTTGCGATCGGTTTAGTCACGGTTCTTTACAAGAATAAAAAGTGTGATTATGCGGGTATATTTTCTATAATGACAGGATTAGTATCGTTTTTGTTTTTAGGGGTTGGATACTTTATTGGGCCTGCATTTGTGACACTTGCAGGGGTTTACCGTTTATATTTTAGAGTTTTTTATAACAGATGAAAGTGGTATTGACCCATGTATATTGGGACGTTTAAAAACATTCAAGTTAAATTGTCCTTTAATAAACGGTCTACTTTTAATATAACTTTGAAAACCATTTTTTAAAAGTATTTTGACAACTGCACGATGTTGATGTAAAGGTCCTCCCTGACCTCCTTCTACAACCTCGACTTGTACTTCTTCACATCTTTGTATAGCATTACTTGCTGATTTTAACACTAAAGCATCGTTGCCGTTCGTGTCGATTTTGCATTTAGATATTTTATATTTTACGGGAATAGCTTCAATAATAGATTTTAATGATACGAGTGGTACTACAGATACAGAACGATCTGCTGGCCAAATTTTCGGATTTGTAGATGTGATTGTAGCCGAACCATGAGGACGAAACGATTCCCAAAGTTGGACGAATTTGTCGGTTCCATCACCAACTGCAGCCATGATTAATGTACAGTTTACCAATAGTTCACACTTTTCTTGAAGTTTAAATTTCGTTGCCTCTCTCAAACTTGCTTCTAATGCAATCACGTGCTGTCCCAGACTAGGTTTTATTATACCATTGTAAAGGCCAATGTCCACGACAACTGAGTCAATGTTTTTTCCGAATCGAAATTGAAAACCTTCACTAAAAAAATTTGAACTAAGTGCATCTTTCTGCATTTTATTATGAAACTCAGAAGCACCTTTTACCACAGATAATTTAGTAGGAATGGACCGTGAACCTTCTGTGAATAATAAAAATACCAAAATTTTTAAAACTATCATTATTTATAATAAACCCCAAAAATTTTAAAATTATAAAACGTAAAATATTACTCGTAAAAATGCGGAAAGCATCGTAAGACGTCGTTGGAATGCGAAAAAATAGTATTTACAAAAAACATTTTTTTTCCAAGCATTTCAAGGCTTCCGTTTTACCGGCTTTTTCATAATGATCGATTGCCAAATGATTGGTTGCTTCACAATCGATTTCCAACAAGTCACAGTTTTTCTCATCTGCTTGTAAGAATTTCTCATATGCCCATTCACATACACACCAATTTTCTCTGGGTTTTCCGTCTTGCGTTTCTGAACACCAATCGGGCTGGCCCGTAATCGTACAAAAATTTTGATCGCTTTTTCTTCCAGCAATATCTTTGACACAAATATGATGGGATCCTCTGTCTTTTGAATGCAAAGAGCATTTCCCGTCACGAGTGTAACCCGTAGTTGCCATACTTGAATTACTGCACGATTTTAAAGGATCACCATAAACATTGGTTTCTCCTTCTTCTTCATCATTTTGGTTTAACACAACGCTTAATAAGTTACTAGAAATCTCTCTCATTTTTTATATTATTTAAAATATTTTTAAACTTATACGAAACTAGTGGTTGTAATGGATCAAACACTGTCATCACCATTTGTTCAACCTCCGTTCTTGAACTGGTTCATGGTTTCGACGACAACCCCCACTTCACGAAAGCTAATGATCCAGACCGCGGGGCTTCATGCAAAGTGTAAAGGTCCTCTGCCAAGGGGAAGGAATAAGACACTTGTGCTTTATGCGGACAAGCTTCATAATCCATATCATCAAGTAAAAGATCTTTCAGAAAAAGACGCTGTTTGCAAAACTCAAAAAATACTTTTGAAAAAAAATAAAGAAAAAGTTGACAATATGATCTCCAAGGGAAAGCAAGCAATTCTTACTGGAAAAGATGTGATCATTGTCTGCAAATATGGAAAGCATAGATCAAAAGCGATTGCTCAACTACTTGGTAATTTTTTGCCACAGCGAATTTTTTTCGATCATAGGGAGTGATTTTTATGTAAGTTTTTTGTAGCATTAAAAAAAGTTTGTACTAATTTAAATGAGACTCATGATTATGGGTGCATTGTGTTTTTCAAATTATAACATATTAACTATAAACAATATTGAAAATAAAATAACTCCATTAGATATTTGTGAAGAAGATTATGAGTGTGAGCTACCTTATCGATGTTGCAATGGTCTATTTTTCAATTACTGTTGCTTCAACGGCGGTACTCCTGCCCCTATCCCTATTCCTATACCTGTTCCTACACCAGACCCGGAATCTTTTCCAAATAATATTTACAACTAATGAAGAGTTCAATCATACAACATTTCTACCATTTCAAAAATTAGTTTAGAACTTTTATTGTAATACTCATTTGTAGGGTCTGCTAAAAATGGAAAAATATTTTTTAATTCTTTTGCATACTTTCTTACATTGGTCAACTTTTAGTTAAAAAAGTTATATATAATCTGACTATCTATATAAATTAAATTTCTGCATAGTTTTGATATCCGGGTTTTGTCGGTGGTTGTGAAGGCGGTGTTTTACTTTTTCCTAAAAGATAATGTAAATATTCCATATCGTACAATATTCCTTCTAATAAATCAGTTGGTCTATCTCTTTTATGAAAAAATTTTTTTTTCATAATGTTCGAATCTTTATTATAATTTATACTACTATTGTTTAATGTTTTAGAAGTCATTGTCGTGTTCAAAAAATGAGAGACCATTTTTTATATTTTTTTAAATGTTAAATAGTAAAAATGGTTGATACAGAAGTTTCAGTATGTAAATCTCAAAATAACTATGAAAAAAAAATAAAGTTGATACATGAAGACCTTACAGAAAAACTAACATGCTGTGTGTGTAGCGATATATTTCAAACATTTAACCGTTGTACTCATGGTCACGGAATATGTGAGTTTTGTTATGAAAATGTTCATGAAGCTATATGTCCATTGTGTAGAGAACCTTTAAGTGAAGTTTCCGAGTCAATCACATCTAACTTGGCTGAAAAACTTGAACTAAAAGTAGAATGTTGTACTTGTAATAACTTATTTGACATAAAAAAAATAGAACACCACCGAAATTGGTGTGAAGAACAATTGTTCACGTGCCCGTCCAAAGATTTGTGCAACAAAATGTTGAAATCTTCTGAACTTTATGACCACTTATTACACCATGACAGAAATATAGTCGTAGTTGAAGATATAAATGACATTTTATTCACGTTTATAAATTCTAATGAAAACCATATACTTGTGCTGTTAAAAAAGACTAAACATGTGATCGATATCTCTTGGTGTGGTTTAAGATCGGATGTAGGAAGACCTCTTTTAAGTATTAGTGCAAAATGTTACTATCCCAATAAAGAATCAAACGTGTTAAGCGTGCACGTTTCTCATTATAACATATTATCCAATAATCTAAAACCTGTTGAATGTTTTTCGTTGAATCATATCGATCCAATGTTTTCTTTCAAAGAACCTAGCCCCCCTGTACCATTTGGTATAATTACACCCGTCTTAAAAATATTAAATGAAAGACAGTATGCAGACATTAAAATTCTAAAAGATGAATCGAGTATAAGTAATATTTATTCAGAATATAAAAGAGATGTTGTCGAATATAATAAAACGTACACGAGAGAAACTAGGAGAAGACAGTTTATGAGTATTATTTGTGCTCAACGAGATGCAGTTGCATTTTTGGGCATACGTTTTTCATTGGGAGATAAACCAGTTTCAGAATTACCATAGTCTTTGTGTTCTTTTTATTTTCAAAGTTTTTGAAACAATATTTGAAAGTATTGGTGGCACTTTTTTGCAAAGAAAATATTTCAATATTTGTGCATATGATATAATATCAAGTTTTGTTGGTAATTGTTCATATATAAATAATGGAAGACAAAAGTACTCTTGGTTCAAATACACGATGACATAGTCGTCATGATCTATTTCAACATATCTCATATTTGTTTCAAAGTATTTTTATTTTAATAATTTAAATGAAATTCGTTTGTTTTACTACATAGATAATATGTGTAATATAAAAATGATATTCACTTTACAAACAAAACACCCACCGGAACTAATACTAAAATCTTTTACAGATAAAGATTTCAGAAACTATACATTTAAAAAAGATAAGAGTATTCTTTTGAATGAGACTATTTCAGGAGTAGATGTACAAAACAGAACATTTCTTATTCGTAAAGAAAATTCTATACCCTACCTTATAAAAAAAATTACTGGTTTAAGTGATATAGAATTTGAAATAAATGAAACTATAAATACAAAAGATTACAATGAAGAAACGTATTTTGAAGTTTTAAATAAAAATCTTAATATTTTTAAAATTAACGGAAAACGGTGTATATGTAAAGATGAAAATGGTATAACATTAATAAATTACAATGTAAACGTAATTACTGTTTTTGGAAGTGTTTGTAAAC